GGAAGATCAACGTTACCATGTTGAGATTCTGGAGAGACTTTGTGATAAGCAAAGGGTTCTTTATACTCGTTTGAGTTTATCTGATGATCCTCAAGCGAAGAAAATGAAAGAAAAAATCATTCAAGGTGCTGCCTCTATGGGACTACCACAGAGTGTTGATATGAACAGTTTGTTTACCGAAATGGGACAGGTTGTTCAGAATATGAAAGATCAACTTGACAAAGATGAATTTAAGAATTAGAATAACAAAGTACAAACAAGCCAAATCTCAATAAATCCGAGGTAATCCGAATGTCTTTTTCAGACTTAAAAAAACAATCCTCTCTAGGATCTTTGACTCAAAAATTAGTTAAAGAAGTGGAGAAGATGAACACATCAGGTGGAGGTGCTGATGAGCGTCTCTGGAAACCAGAGTTAGATAAATCAGGTAACGGTTTTGCTGTTATCAGATTCCTTCCTGCTCCTGATAGTGAAGACCTACCGTGGGCAAAGATGTATTCACATGCATTCCAAGGTCCTGGTGGTTGGTATATTGAAAACTCTTTAACCACAACTGGTGGTAAAGATCCTGTTTCAGAATACAATCGTGAATTGTGGAACAGTGGTAACGAATCAGATAAAGATACTGTTCGTAAACAAAAGCGTAAGCTATCTTATTATGCAAACATCTACGTTGTGAAAGATCCTTCCAATCCTCAAAATGAGGGTGGAGTATTCCTCTACAAATTTGGTAAGAAGATCTTTGATAAGGTTATGGAAGCAATGCAACCAGAGTTTGAGGATGAAACTCCAATCAATCCTTTTGACTTCTGGCAAGGTGCTAACTTCAAGTTGAAGATTGTTAAGAAGGATGGATTCTGGAACTATGATAAGTCAGAGTTCGATTCAGTTTCACCACTCCTTCAGGATGATGATGCACTTGAAGCACTATGGAAGAAAGAGTATTCTCTTACTGCAATAACAGCAGCAGATCAATTCAAATCCTATGAAGATCTTCAGAAACGTCTGAAGTCTGTTCTTGGACAGAAACCTGCTCGTCGTATGGATGAAGAGGTATTTGATGAGGATAATAGTCGCACACAAGTTAGTGCTGACTACCCATCATCTAAACCTGACTTCGCTAGTCGTAGGGCAGAAGAAACTGTTACTGCAGCAGTAGGTTCATCATCTGATGAAGATGATGCTCTATCTTACTTTCAGAAGTTAGCAGAGTAGTAGAGAGTTAATTATACAGTCTGATATTATCAGCAACTTTAAGGGTTTCAGTCTTATATTGACTGGAACCCTTTATATATGTCATCATTTCATCCATATCATCATATATTATGTTAAGGTATTTTGGTTTAAGTAAGTATATATTTCTCTTATCATCTTCTATCTTTGCCTCATAAGTATAGTTGGTTATTGATGTTGTTAATGTTGTAGGAGTCACTTGTTTTTCTGTGATGTCATCATAATATGTCATTGAAAAAGTTTTATCTACCTCAAGACCTTCCTTGAGAAGAACTGCACCCATTGTATTTTTAATTTCTATTGTTTCATAATGATGTATCTCATTTAGTTTTTCATATGTTCCATACTTATCTAATAGAAACCTATCAAAGTCTGTTTGTTTAAGTGGCCACTCTGTTTGAATGTTTATTATATTATTGCATGTTAATACCAACCAATCTAATCCAGATTCTTGATAGAAATTCCAAGCAACATTATCTGGTCTATCATCTCCCTTGATTTGATACTTGGTGAAGAAAGATAACTCTTGGAATATATCTTCCCGAAGAAATCCTCTCTTAAAGAAGTTCTTTACAGTAATATAATCAGATATTTTAGCATCTGGAAGTCTGCTAACATAATCAAAGTCAGGGACGTTTTGAAAGTAATCTGACATTTTAGTAACCTAGAGTTGTATCTTGATTGTTATCAAGTTCTGTATATTCATCATTAAATACTGGTTCAAGTTCTTTGAATGATAGTTGCATATTATATGATGATAATATACCATCTTCATATGTAGAGTATTGTTGTTCACCATATGCTACTGTACAACTTTGTAATGCACACTCTTTTATTTTATTTAAACCAGGATGGTCATCATTTTGATGAAGGTATTGGAGTTTAAATGTATGTGGACTCTTAAGGAATAATCTTGATTGACTTCTTATTGGTGCCATTCCTTGTTTAAAGAATCTAATAATTTGTATTACTTTTTCTGCTTCTGTTTTACTTCTTGGTGATAATTTAAATTGGAAAGTAAAATCTCGAAGTTGTGGACCTTGAAATAGTAATTCCATGTTAGGATTCAGGATTGATCCAGTTGATCTTTGTAATAATTGTTGACCAGTTCCTGATGCTGCTTGTGCAATAAGAGTACCAACTGCGTTTCTATTTGCACCTTTCACAGCATTAGCAATATCTCCTACAGCATCCGTGAAACCTTTACCACCTTGAAGTATTGTTTTTAATGCAAGTTCTGCTTTTACAATAGCAACTGGATCCATATTTTCTTGGTTCCAACCTACTTGATTGCTATCAGAAATACCACCTGGAATAGGAAGAAGAACAGATCCTATTGTTCTACCTGCTACATCAGATGATCTCTCACCAAAAACAAGTCCTTTAGGTAAATCTTTTGGTTCATACTTCATCATATTAAATTTAATCACATCCTGTGTTTGCTTTCTTAAAGTTTCAGGATAGAAAAGCATCTTGGGAAAACTATTCCTTGTATTTTTATCTGCTTTTGTTGTGCTTGATCTGGCTCTAGATAATTGTTGATCTGTTACTTTTGCATTATTCTTTTTGACAAGTTCATTAGTTTCTACTTGTGCCTGTTCAATACCTTTACCTTCATCTAATTTACCCTTCAATGCCACAGTGGATGCATGATTATTGACTAAATCTTTACCTTTATCATTATTAAAAAAATCTTTCTCTACTGCTTGAGCATTGCCCCACCAGGTTTCACTTGGTTCAAACTCTCCACCTTTTTCATAGTGTCCTGCTAATCCATCTGTATTTAAATCGTTATTGTAAAGTTCTTTTTTGCCTGAAAGTTTCTCAACAAGCACGAAATATGATTCATTCTGACTCCCAGTTCCATTAAAATCAGGGACTCTAAATTTATTCTCTTTTGCATCGGATCCGTAGAATCCTGCCTTACTTGCCATTTATACACGAACTTTTTATTTATTTAGTAAGAAACTTGGCATAAGGTATTGCAAGTAGGTCATCAAGTTCATTATAGTCCACAATATATAACTGACCTGCAAGTTCTTCCCATGTATAATTTCTTGATTGTTGCCAATGAAAGTTTAAACCTTTGAATCCCCACTGTTGTAAATCAGTACAGGCAATCAATGGGTGTTGATCATATTGTATACGAGGAGTCTTTGCATTATAAACAAACGTATAAAACTTTCCCACCTCTGGTATTGGTGATACTGTATCATTAAGAGCGTCCATAATCATCAACATTAGATCTTCTGGATCATTTGTTGTTTCTAATTCTTCTTTAATTGGTTCTATTCTATTGGCAAAATGTGCAGGATCTGACATCATTTAATTCCTAATTCTTTTTCGGTGATAATTTTAAATTCAATTCTTCTATCATCACAAAATTCTTTCGCTGCTTTCCACTTTGCTTGGTTAACTGCAAAGGTTGTGCATTCATATATGTAGGACTTGGTTACTCTTTTTCTTTTCTTTGGTGGTTCTGTTTGCTTCTTTGGTTTCACTTCAATAACATATGTTTTAATTTTATTTGTACTCTCCTTTACCTTTATAATAAAGTCTGGATAATATTTATGAACCCGATTATCTTTTGGTGAGATATATGGTATGAAGAATTCTTCACTACCCCATTCAATAATACTTTCATTTATATCACAGTAGTTACAGAATCTTCTTTCCCAACTACTACGACATATAATGTTCTTGACATTACCTTTATATTTTCTAGGGAACGCTGGTTTGAACCTACTTTTAATACTTTCTGCCATATCTCTTATACATAATATATAAGGTCAAAAAGTATTTATAGTTACATGCCTACTATAAGAAGCATGGATGTCATTAAGGCAACCCTTTTAACACCTGCTTTAACATCTCATTTTGATGTTGAGGTTGCATTACCAGGTGGAGAACTTGGTAGAAAATTAAATGGGATTCTTGGTGGTTCAGTGCAACAAGATAGATTAAATATAATGTGTTCGGATACATCATTACCTGGATCTAGTTTAGCAACACTAGAACTTACTAATGATCGTCATGGTGTTACAGAGAAACATGCATACAGAAGAATATTTGAGGATAGAATTGATTTAACTTTTTATGTTGATGCAAATGGTTACTTGCCCATCAAGTTCTTTGAGACTTGGATGAGTGAGATTATGAATGAGGATTCATCTGATGCATTAAATTCAAATTATTTTTATCGATCCAAATATCCAGATGAATATACAGCAGAAGGATTAAAGATTACAAAGTTTGAGAGGGATCATAATCGTAGCATTGATTATACATTCGTAAGAACATTTCCATTGGCTATTAATTCAATGCCAATCTCTTATGATTCATCTTCCCTCTTGAAATGCACTGTATCTATGTGCTATATTAGGTACATTCTTGGTAAACCCTCCAGTCCTACAACGCAGCAACCTCGTACTATAAATGATATAGCGAAGTTTAATTCAAAGAGTCAAGCATTTAATGCTGGACAATTACCTGCTAAAACAAATGATTGGTTAAAGACATTGCAAAATAATGCTTTGCCTCTTGGAGCTAACGATCAACTACGTTCAATTGCATCTGGATTTGCCTGATAAATAAACATACTGAAAACTCTATAGGATATTATGCCTTTACCAAAGATTGCCACCCCGACATATGAATTGGAGTTACCTTCTACTGGAGAAAGTATTAACTACAGACCTTTTCTTGTTAAAGAAGAGAAGTTACTTGTACTTGCTTTAGAAACAGAAGATACAAAACAGATCACAACTGCTATAAAAAATGTTTTAAAGAACTGTGTTCTTACAAAAGGAATTAAAGTAGATCAACTTCCTACTTTTGATATTGAATTTTTATTCCTTAACATCAGAGGTAAATCTGTTGGAGAGGAGATTGAAGTTAATATTATATGTCCTGATGATGAAGAGACTCAAGTTCCTATCACTATTGATTTAGATGATATTAAAGTTCAGAAAAATGATAAGCATACGAATCAAATAAAACTTGATAAGGATCTTATGATGGAACTAAAGTATCCTTCATTGGAACAGTTTATTAAAAATAATTTTGATTTTAATGATGCTAATTCAATGGATCAATCATTTGAATTAATTGCTACATGTATTGATAAGATATTTACTGCAGATGAAGTATGGGCTACTGCAGATTGTACAAAGAAAGAAGTGAAAGATTTTTTAGAGCAAATGAATTCTGCACAGTTTAAATTAATTGAAGAATTTTTTACCACAATGCCTAAATTATCTCATACTATTAAGGTGAAGAATCCTAAAACAAAGGTTGAAAGTGAGGTTGTACTTGAGGGTTTAGCGTCTTTTTTCGCATAGCCCTTATACATATGGACCTGGAGAACTACTTCAGATTGAATTTTTCTTTGATGCAGTACCATAAATATTCATTAACCGAGATTGAAAATATGATGCCTTGGGAACGAGACATCTATGTGGGACTTCTTCAACAACATATTGAGGAAGAAGAATTAAAGCAAAAGCAACAACAATCAAATGGCCGTTAGCAGTCCACCAGTTATAAAAATACTATCAGATCTTGATATTGATCTGATGGATATTGGTAATGATGTGGATTATTTACGTGCATTAATGGAAGCAACTAATGCACTCATAATTACTAACGCAAGGGATAAAAGAATACCTATACTGCAAGAGGAAATTCAAAGAGTAAGGGCAGATAGAAAGGCAGCAGATCCGAAGTTTAGAGTTAAGAAGGTAAAAATTGATCCCAAAAAAATAATGGGACGGAAGATGATTGCTCCTGTTGGGGGACTTCCAGAATTAGATCAGGGTAAAGTTCTTCCAAAAGAACAGGATATTATTAAATCTATTGCAGTTCGTGTTGAATCAATACGTGATATTTTAAAGCAGCAACTTGTAGATAAAAAAGATGATGCTAAAAAGAAACGTCGTCTTGCTGAAAATTTAAAAAGAGATAGGAAAGAAACTGGATTAGAATTACTTAAGAAAGGTTTTGGTGGTTTAAAATCAGCTGCAGATAAAGTTGTTAAACCAGTTACAAGTTTGTTTGGTGAAGTATTTAAATTTTTAGGTAATCTTATTGCAGGTAGAGCATTAATGCTCTTATTAGATTGGTTTCAGAATCCAGAAAATCAGAAAAAAATATTAGCAATAGGTAAGTTCCTTAAGAAAACTTGGCCTGTATTGTTAGCAGCATTCTTATTATTTGGCACTACTTTTGGTCAAATGGTAGTTAGAATGGGTGTAATCTTCACCAAGTTTCTTGTTGTTCAACTTCCTAAACTATTGCTCCAATTGGCTACAGCAATAGGAAAGATGAAGTTAGCAGCACTGGGTAAGTTTGGTCTTATCGCTGGTGGTGTAGTGGCAGCTGGTGCTGGAATATATGCTACTGGTAAGATGTTGCAGAAGGATAAGGTTGGTAAAAATTTAGCAGATGAAGAAGTATCAAAAACAAATGCACTTGTAGAAGGAGGAATGGATACTGGTTCAGCAAAGGTATTGGCAGATTCAACAAGACTACCTGATGCTGGTGGGGGAGGAAGTGTTAATAATATGAAAACTTCTACTGACATGCTTCAATTAAGGAATGATCCTTTAGGTGGTGGATTTAATAAATTTAAAGAAGGTGGTTTTGTATCTGGTCCTTCTGGTGTAGATAAAGTACCTGCAAAATTAACTGCTGGTGAATTTGTTATGAGTAAGGGTGCAGTGCAGAAGTATGGTGTTGATACTCTTGCATCTATGAATGCTGCTGGAGGTGGAACTAATAGACCAACAGTTATGAATCAATATAATCAAGGTGGTTCTGTTAGTAACTATAATCAAGGTGGTTCTGTTAGTAATGTTA